CAAATCATTATTAGTTAAATTATGAAATAAAGTTACAGGAGTAGTTATCATTTTATTTACCTTGTCCTCTGTATTGTTTAGCATAATTTTTACTTGTTTTTAATTTTGATGTTTTACTTTTTGCATGTACACCAGGACGTTTTCTTTTAGGTTGTGCAACATAAGAACCTAGGTTAATACCTTTTGCCATAATTTATTTTTTATTATACATATTAAATATTAATTTTATAATTACCAAATAATTTTAAATATTCTACTAAATCAGTTCCCAAACCATCCCTAAAACGTTTACCTCGCCTTAACCATTTTTTTACATTACCCGGACCAGCTAAATGAGCTGCTGCTAATAATCCTGATTCTGTAATATACACCCCATGTTTTTGGGTACCACAATATTTTCTAATTTCTCTTCTAAGAATATGTTTATTATGCTTAAGAAGCTTTACCATAGCTTCTTCTTGCAGTTTAGGATTATTAAGAAATTGCTTATTAGAAATATTTTCATACCCTAAAGCATTTAGGGTTTTGCGTCCAAACTGGTATTTACCCATATATCCCCATTTATTTACTACGTTATATCGATTTGAGGATTCACGGCGGCCTATTGAAGTTAAAAATAATGTAGTTTGATCTATAATTTCTACTTTAGCTTTAGGTATTTCAATATCAATTTTTATCTTTTGGGCTTCTAAATTAGAAACAGTACCAGCATTATATCTTATTACATTAGGTACTGCTGCAAATGCTGATACAACTGAGATAAAAAAGGTCAGGAATAACAATTCACTTGATTTTGATTTCATAATTAAAAATTTTTTAGGAAGTTGCCTTTAACAGGTCTTTTTTTTAACTGTTGTGATGTTTCATCTTTATCTAAAGTTTTAGATGCTAAACGATCTAAATGTTTAGATTTAATACGATCATAATCAGTTACGATTTTAGTATGTTTCTTACTTCGTTTCATTTAGATTCTAGAGATATACTGGTTAGGGTTGTCTTCATCATCTTCTAATCCTAATTCTTTAAGACGTTGTAGATGATATTCATCAACCTCCCAATCTATTTTCTCACTAGTCCCAAAATGTTCTCTTGTAGACTCTATTTGTTTAACATCTTTATCATTAAAGATATCACCCACGGTGAGGAAATAATGATTGTAACACAGTAACTCTATATTTTCAAGTAGGTAGTTTGATTTGTTACCATCCTTGAAATGCAACAGTAGGGGCATTTTGTAATCTAAAACCCTACGTTCTTTGAAACCGCACACTGAACATTGCTCTGATAAATATCCCTCTTCTATTAAACGATACTTTATTTTTGCAGGTTGGAAATGTGCCGCTGATACTTTGCCCTCAATTATATCCATCAAAGCCGGTTTTTTACCGTGTCCTTTGAGGAATTTAGGTATACCTTTTCCACTTTGATTTGTATGTTGGTCAAAAATACCATACATCTTTGCATATCGTTTGTAGTGTTGATATGAAACATGTAAATACCTTGCAGCAGCCATATTAGATCTCGTTTGGGATTGAGCTGCTTCTATTTGTTGTTTAGAAAGCGGTTTAGGTTTAGGCAAAACTTTTAATCTTCTTTTGATTTTCCATTAATAATTTGGAAAGGACCTTGAAGATTTCGGTCATCTTCTTCCAAATTTAATCGTTCAGCTTTATTCTTTTTTGATTTTCCATAATGCATTTCTTCCATTTCTGTATACTGGATATAATCATCTTCTTCCATTACTATAGTTTCAGTCCAAGTGTGATCACCAGTACCCATTGTTACAGGTAATCCTCTTTTAGCACCTACAGTAGAACATTTTACACAGAAATCATACCCATATTGGGTATATCTAAGTTCAGGCATATCACCTTTACATCTAGAGCAAGGAATCATTTTCACGGGCGTTGTAATTTGAATTGTCGAATACATAAATATATAACCTTTTAAAAATATATGTAAATATACGAAAACTTTTTGGCTAAACCACAGCTCTCCCTTTCATTTTTTCCCAATCTCTATTACTTCTAACTTCATTATTAGTTTTTTGAGTAGCAACTAATACATTATTTTTTATATTTAAGTTTTCAGTAATTTTAATTAATGCTGATAGGTCTTTAGGAAAACAATGACCACCAAATCCCCTATCACCATCAGGTCCGGGTACACCCCAATGTGATAGCCCTAGACGTTCATCATAAGTAGCATATTCTATTACTTTATCATAATCTAAGCCTATACCATTACATAAATCATATATTTCATTAGCAAATGATACTTTAGTAGATAAAAAAGCATTAGTAACATATTTTACTAATTCAGCAGTTTTAGAATCTGTTTTAATTATTTTAGAAGTTTTTCTAAATATAGAAGAATATAATTGCTTTAACTTAGTAGTTGATTCTTTACTTCCACCTAGTATAATTCTGGATTGGTTTTCAAAATCATCTACTGCATTCGCTTCTGTTAAAAATTCAGGATTAAAAACTATATCTAGTGATTCATATTTTTTATTCCATTTATCAGTTGTACCCGGAGGGATTGTTGATTTAACTACTACCGTTTTTAAAATTTCTTGATTATCTGCAATCAAATCTATATTTTCTAATTCTCTTTCTATAATATCCACATTACAACTACCATCTTTATTCATAGGTGTAGGTAAACACATGAATACAATTTCTTGGTTTAATACTTTATCTTTAGTTGAATTACTTTTTGACTCATCTAAATCATAAGTTAAAACATCATAATATTTACTAAATTTTTGATAAATAGCATTACCAACAAAACCTTGACCAATTATTCCTATTCTCATTTTTTCCAAAAACTATATATTCCCTTTTCTATTTCATACTTGTCCCAAACAAATCTTTCTTTTAATGGTTGTTGTTTAGCCCATTCCCACATTTTACTTAATCCTTCTTTTAGATCAGTTTTATGTTCAAACCCTAAAATATCAACTGATTTTTGATAGGTAGGTACAGCATATTTTACTTCATGTCTTTGTTCTTTATATGCTATTTCCCCATCAGTAATTACATCTAATAATACTTTATTAGCTTCATTAATTGTATATTCTTTAATACCACCTAAATTAATAATCTCACAACATGCTTTGGGTTCAACTGCTGCTTTCCATAATGGTTCTAAGCTATCATCTATATAACTAAAGGCTCTTTTTTGTTCACCATCCCCAAATATAGTCATTTCTTCACCATTCATGTACTGGTACATCCAAATTCCAAGCACATTTCTGTATTTATCCCATATATTTTGTTTAATACCATAAACATTATGTGGTCTAATAATACACCAATCTAACCCATGTTGTTCACCTGCTATTTTAATATCCTGCTCACAAGCATATTTAGCTATACCATAAGGGTCTATTGGTGATGGTAATTGTTTTTCATTAAATATTTGTCCTACCCCATGACCATAGACAGCCATTGATGATGTAAATACTAATCTTTTAACGTTATGTTTAATACATTGGTTAACTATAGCTGCGGTTGATATTAAATTGTTTTTATAGTTGTAAGTACGAATAAATGGGGATAATCCTTCAGCAGCATAAGCAGCAAAGTGGAATACATAATCAAATTTATTTACTTCAAAACAATTTTCAATCGGATGATCTACTAAATTCATTTGCCAAAAATCAACTTTAGGGTGGATATTTTCTTTATACCCCCCACTTAAGTCATCTATACCTACTACTTTAATATCAGGGTGATTTTCTATTATCCAATCAGCTAATCTACTTCCTAGTAAACCTGCTACACCCGTTATTAATACTGTTTTATTCATATTTTATGCCTTTTATTACTTTATTATTTTTGGGATTATGAGAACAATTTTCAAATAATTGAGGTGAGATTCCCCATTTATATATAAAAGTTTGGGCAGCAGGTTGTTCACTTTCTCTAAATTTAATTTGATCCCCATCTTTTCTATTTTTAGTAGCTGTACTACCAAAATGATAAAAATGGCCCTTATGTGTTCTCGCTAACCCTATATTATTTAAATCTAATTTAAGGAAAAAATCCCAATCACATATAAAAGGAGATTTGTAAATTGTATCAAATCCACCTACAATCATATATTGTTTTTTGTACATTGCAAATGGAAATATACCCCCATCTACACTTAACATATCTTGCCTTAATGTTTTTTCGTACTCAACAAATCCTTTATAATCAAATTTATCAGACGTTTTACCAAAATCTTTAACTGGGAAATTAAATATACCTGGTCCTGTAGGTTCAATTTGATTAATAGTCAGTACCGAACGTTCTTTAACTTCACTTGCTATAATATCCCATTCAGGGCATAACACATTATCGTCATTAATAATTAATATTTTCTCATTGCTGGCATTGTAAACCCCTAAATTAAGAGCAGTTTGCATACCTTGATTTTGTTCTAAAGGTAATACTTTAATATTATCTTTATGTTTGTCTAATATTTCTTTACTTTCATCTATATAACCATCTATCACTACTATAATTTCATTTTTAGTAGTTTGACCATCAATAGCTGATTGTAAACATAAATCTAAATATTTGGGATTCCGGTATGTAGGGATAATTAAACTAATCATTTAGTATAAAATGGATTTTTTGTTAATGCTTGACCCGTTGCGTTTTTATATTCTTTAATGACTTCAAGTCCTAATTCTGATATTACTTTTTGGGTATCACGGCCATGGGCTGCATGGAAATAATCATCAAAGGCAATGTATTTGGGATTTAATTTTAATGAGTTTTTAGCATCTCTTAATATACCCCTGTAACTATGATCTCCATCTATAAAAATTAAATCATATTTATTTACCATCCCTAAACCTTTGGTATAGGTTTCAGTTAATAATTGATGGTCTAAATGAGAATATTTAAATCTTCCTCCAAAAATATCATTAATATATTTCAACGATTCAGATACTTCTTCTTTACTTCTTATATCTATACTATGAAGTTTAGTTTTATTAGGTGTATTAAATAACCACATAAGAGCACTTGAACCTCTATTAAATCCTAATTCTAAAATAGATAAGGGTTTGACTTTTTCACATATATCTTTAACTGCATCCCAACTTCTTTCATGTAATAATTCCCCAACAGTGTTTTTTGATAAGTTAAGTATATGGGTTTGAAATTCTTTTTTTGTCATAATTTTTTCCAATTTGTTAAAGGTGATAACCAAGCTGATTCGCAGTGTGTACTATAACCAGGTACCGAGCTTAATACAGGTACGGATTTGGTTTGAGATAATTCAGTAAAAAATCTAAATGAATCAGTTATATGTGATGAAGAGTGTTTTAATATTAAATCATAATCTTCTTTTAATCTAGATACTTTACATGCAAAACTCATAACAGTACTATTTGTTATTTTCCAATGTACTGAATCTGTTTTAACTAACCTAGTTACTTCACCTTCTTGTTCTATAAAAGGATTACCCCCATTTTCTTTATTTAAATACTTATCTGGGTGATCATATAAAGTAAGGTAACCATTATATTTATTTAAACCTTCTATTAGTAATTTTTTAGATTCTGATTTGTGTAAAAAATCATCTTCGAGTAAATATACTAAATCATTATCTTCATTTTCCTTAATAGCTAAATCTAAAGCATCTCTGAATGTTCCTGCCCCAGAACCATTACTTACTTCAATTAATCTTAAATTTAATGAATTAACATATGATTTAGTTTCATCATTTAATTTATCTCCTAATATGGTAATATTTTCTTTTCCAAATTCATTAATACAATTTTCTAAACAATGTTGTTTTGTGGAATTGGGGATTTTTTTCTTAGATATTCCTGCTTCTAAATTAGATAATCTATAATAAATTTTCATATTTAATTATTTAAATATTTTGGTTTTGGTTTTAAGACAACAATAGTTTGGTGAGTGTCCTTAACACTAGCTATTTCATCGTACCAATCAAATACTACATGATACTGAGGTCTCTTCCAAAAGTCATGGATAAAAATTATTGAATCCTTATGTAAATATTTTAAAACATATTCTGCACACCATCCTCTAGCTCTCCCATCAATTAATACTTTATCAAACTTATCAACTTCTAAATTATCTACATGGTGTATATAAGTTTCAAATTGGGATCGTTGTGTTGGTGTTGTACGGGGTGAATCCCAACTTACATGATGAAAATTTACATTAAGTATGTTATTAGATTTTAGTTCCTCCTGTACTTTTACTGACCATTCTTCATCATGTTCAATAGAATAATAGTCATTTACAAAATGAGGAAAATATGTAGTACTACCCCCACTTCCCCATTCTAACATAGTATCAGTATAATATAAATGTTTTAATATTAACGCTATTTCATGTTTACTCATCCAAGGTTGCATAGTAATTGTTTTGTTTTTCTTGTCTATTTATTTGTTTTGGGTGGTATAAAGCTAATAACTCTATATCTGGTAAAGGAGAATATGTTTTAAATCCTTCTAGTACTTCATGTACTTTATTCTTCCATTTAATCTCTGGTTTATTTTTCCATATACGCCATTGATAATCAGGCCAATTAACCCAACCTGATTGGCTTACTTGCCAACCCCATTTTTTTATATGTTCGTTAGTAAGACCATCAACCGTATTAACTCTGGGAACTAAGTAAACATCATTGTTAGGGTTACCCTCTAATATTTCTGGGAGTTTTTCTATAAGTGTCTCATGAGGGTACTCATCAGCATCTATCTGAAAGATGTAATCACCGGAGCAATATTTAGTAAGCTTATTCTTCCAGTCAGCAAAGTGACCTCCAAACTCTCCACTATGCCACATAAATTCAGCATTAACTGATTTAGCTCTAAGATATTCTTCTACTGGTTCAATTCCACCTTTAGAATCATATAATATAACAATCTCATCTTGGGTCCTTTTATTATTAAGTAAAAAAGGTATAAGTCTTTGTATCTCTACAATTTCATTACAAACTGTTATTGCATAACTTATTTTCATATCTATTCTGGTAATACTCCAATATACGTTAATGCTCCTATAAAATCACGTTCAGGGAAATGTTTTATAGTAGACATATCAGCTCTGTATTTAGCTCCTTTATATTTATCTTTTTCTTCTTCTAGTACTTTAATATGTTTAGCAGCCCCCCAAGCCCATTTTTCTCTTGAAACACCATCTGCAAATACCATACCTTTTCCCTCTACACTATGAAATGAGGGCATCCATACTTTACCAGATTCTTCTTCATCAATAAGTGATTTATATAAATCGGGTAATGTTTCCATTTGCTCTTTTAAAAAATCACTATCAACTTTCATTACTGAATTAGATTGGAACCCACATCCATAACATAGTTCTATAGTAATATCTTTAGTTACTTCTTGTATATAACAAGCATCACTACCACAACGGGTACATTCTATTAAATTATCGTAAGCCATTACTGTAATGTTGGTAATTTTAATTCAACTTGTTTAGCAAATTCAGGTATACTATCTGTTAAAATTTCAGTTATTAATTCCTGCATTTTATCAAAACTAAATTTTGTTTTACTAAAATTCTTTTGTTGTTTTGATTTAACACCATATTGTTTATATTTTTTATAAACATCTTTTAATGTACGACCCATTTCAGCATCATGAGCTTTAAACCATTTAGATTCTTTTATTAACCAATCATTAGCCGCACTACTATCTACATTTTCTAATTCACCTCCTACTAAAGTAGTAAATGAAGGCTTTAAAAAATCAGTGTGGCCTGACCAATTACTAGCTATGATAGGTTTACCTGTTAAACTAAATTCTAATAGAGGTCTACCATACCCTTCACCTTTAGTAAAACTTACCATTGATTTTATTTTAGGGTGGTTATATAATTCATTCATTTCTTGATCACTAAATTCACCATTCAATACATAAACATTAGGTAAATTAGTAGCATTTACACTTTTGCGTATTTGCTTAATACGGTTTAATATTTCATCTCTACTAACATATGAAGCAACTCCTACAGATGCTTTTAATATTAAGGCAGGTTTTTGTTTTTGGTTTTTAAAAGTTTCAAAAAATGCTTTAACAGTTTTCCAAACATTTTTTCTGTCATGTCCATAAGCTCCTTGCATCCAATGGCCTACAAATAAATAACAAAATGACTCCTTAATTTCTTCTAAATTAATAGTCTTAATTTCTTTGGAAGTAATAGGTTTGTATATATCTAAATTAGCTCCTTCAAATACCACTTTAATAGGCTTTTCTAATTTAATAAACCCTTCTACTTTTTCAGTTTTTTTATTACGTCTTTCATACTTAGTATTTTCAAATGTATTTTTAGCAAAATTAGAAGAAACCCAATTAATATCCATTCTATTTAACCCTTCAATCCATTCGGGTTTGCATAAATTGGATTCAATTCCTGCTGTACATCCAATATTATATTTCCCTACTGCTTGGAATTCATTTGGAATAGTAATTTGCATCCAAATGTCTGGTTTTGTTGTTAATTTATTTTCAGGTAATTTATGATTATGTAAATATTCCCATTCAGGGTGGTTTTTACAAAACCCCCAGGAAGTACTACCCCAACGTTGAGCCATTAATTTTACATCGTATTTATCCGTATTAATTATTGCTTTAACTATATCTCTAGCTCGTGCGCCATATCCTGAATATGTGTCATATGGGCAACTGATTACAAAAACTGGTTTATTCATTAATAATATAATTTATGTGTTAGGTGTCTTCCTTTATATTCGGTTGCATTAATAATTTCATATTTTTCTCTTGGTTTCCAAGTATTAAATAATTCAGTAAATGCTTCCATCACTCTATTTGCTTGGTGTTTAGCTGTAAATCCTGCCTCATCACTTATAGCCCATTCTCTACCTTTTGCACCTAATGCTTTACGTTCTTCACGTGTCATGTTATTTAAAGTAATTAAATGTTCAGTAGCATCTTCCCAATTACATCTATCATCAAAAATATAAGGTGTCATGGGTGAACCTTGAATTGAACGGGAAGATGGATAACAAGGAAATACCCACTCTCCATGTTTAGTCAAGGTTTTTCTATGGTTAGAAGGTAAATCGGGTGTGGGGGTAAACCACTCACCATTTTCATCCTCAAATCTCATTTGATCTTGCATACCACCTGTTACATTAGCTATAATAGGAGTACCTGCTAAAATAGCTTCAGTAATAGTTAGACCCCATCCTTCATTTGAGGTAAGTAATATTTGAGCATCTGCAATATTATAAAGGTAATTTAATTCTTGTGAACTTAATTTACTTGTAGAAAATTTTATAGTATTAGGATAAGATTCATCAAAGAAATATTCTTTTACTTTATCTAAATCAGTACCATGATCACTTTTAACTTCAGTATGTAATACAAATTTGCATTTTTTAGCTTGTTCTTGGGGTAATGTATCTAAAAATGCTCTAAATGCTAACATTGCATCTGGGATTTGTTTACGTCTAATATTTCTAGAGTTAAAAAATAGAACAAATTCAGGGTTTTCTTTATTAAAAAAATTATTTTTAAATTTAATTAACCCTTCATCTGTATCAGGTAATGGATGATAATCTTCTATATCTAACCCATGTGGAATATATTTAAATATTCTACTTTTAGCAGCTTCACCTAATACAATTTTATTTATATTAACGGTTTGTTTTGAAATACCCATTAATAAATCACATGCTTCATAAAAGGCACGATTATACATTGGTGCTGGGTAGTCATCCCATATATTTAGATAAGTAATAGGTATATTTTTTCTAATTTCTTGTTCGGCATTAAAAATATATCCAAAATACCTTGGATCAGTAACCAACATTATAGCATCAGGATTTTCTCTTTCTATAACATTACGAAGAAGTTCAATATTACCATATCCATCAGTTGGATACATCATTACATAAGCATCATCAATATTCATCTTTTTTCCCGTATCCGTACTTATGTCTAATGCTTTGCCTTTATCCGGGTGTTTGATTGCTCCTGCCATTTGTGCCCAATTAAAATGATGACAAGTATGCATTACAATTTCACGAGCAACAGTAGCCACTCCAGAGTGTACTCTGATATCATCACAAATTAAAAGGATTTTTTTTCTTTCTTCCTTAGGAAGATATTCAAAACTTTGATTCATTTATTTATTAAAATTTACAGTTCGAGATTATTTTGGTTTGCAATTTGTTTACGAAAATCTTCATCAGTAAGATACAAATAAATAGCTCGATCGGCAAGTTTTTGAAAAGAAAATTTGCGTTTTACACACTCAATTTTAAAATTTTCAAATAAATCACTTTTTACTTTTACACTTGTTAGTGTCATGTCTTTTGTTGGCATAATCTTTATTTTAAAACGTTTTTATGATAATACATATATCAAGATATTTAAAATTTTAATCCTTCTCCACAAAGATTTAAATCTTCCTTAAAGGGGCAAAATCCACAATTCCACTTACTTGGGGATTTAGGATAAGTAATTTCTTTTATTTCTCCACTTGATACAAAACATTCTCTAATAAAATCTTGTATTGCTTTATTTGCTCTGCCCAACTTAATTTTACCACTTGGTGGGTTAAATATTTGTACTCTATATGCTTGATGTGGTGATTTAATATTATCATCATCCCATTCTAATACCTTACGTTTAACAATGAAAAATTCAATACTAATATTATCTATTGGGATATGATATTGTTCAGAAAAGAATTGTTTATAAAGTAATAATTGAAATTGTTTATCTTCATTTTTTTTATCTTTTTCTTTCCACCCACGAGTACTAGTTTTAATATCTATAATTTTAAATTCCCCAGTATTTTCATTATATAAAACTACATCTAAATATCCTGTATACAAAATATTATTATACATTTTATTGGGGGCAATTGTAAGTGGTATTTCACACCCTACTAAATGCCATCCTCGTTTTGAAAAATATTTACTTCGTTTTTTCCTAAACCAATTTAAAATCGCAACTCCATCTTCAAAAAATTCTCTCATTTCTTCAGCTGAAGAGAAATGTTCATTATTATTTGATTTATATTGTTTTTGGTATTCACTTATAAAATTAGTTTGAAATAAATCTTCTAAATCTATTTCATCAGCTACACGAGCTGATTTATCATACATTACTGTAAGATATTCTTGCATAGTTTCATGTATTGCTGTACCAAATACAGTATGAATAGATGAAGTGAATACTTTTATTTTATCTTTATATTGGAGTTTCCATCTATAAGGACAAGATCTAAATAATGACATTTGAGAATATGAAATATTCTTTTGGAATGCAAAGTTTATAGGTTGGGGAGGATTATTCCTAATCTCCTTTACTATTTTAGGAATTTTTTTAGCCAAAATTATTTTTTTATACCGTATTTACTGAATTTATACCAGGCTCTTTCGTGAAAAAAATAAAGAACCATTTTAGTTAATACTTCTATACTTCCAATAGTAAGACCAAGTTCCCAAGATCCAGTAATTAAACCTGAAAGTAACATAGTATCTAATGTACCTATAATTCTCCAACTAATTGTTTTTAGTATGTGTCTTTTATAGTTTACCATCTTTTCGCATTTGTTCTCTAATTTTTGTAGCGGATATTTCTTTTATATCTTCAGGGGGAAAATGCTCGATTACTTCATAACCAACTCCTCTGCCATAATTAATTGATTCTATATCTGGGATGATAGTTGTGATAACTTTACCATCTTGTATTAATTCTTTTAATTCACCTTCGTGTACCATTTTTTCAATCTCTTTAGCAGTCCAAGGTTGGTTTTTATTTGGTTCAACATCTCGAATAGCAAGGCAAACATTCTTACCTTCTTTTAAACGTTGATTTATTAACCATAAGTGACCTTTATGTAAAGGTTGCCACCTACCTATAAATAAACTATATTTCATTTAGTATTTTTTCAAATGATTGTTCTTTTGTATCGTAAGTAGTATCAATATCTACAAAGTTAGTTAGTGGTGGAGAATAAGCTATTGCTTTAAAATGGTCTCTTTCTCTAGGTTCAGTTGTATGTACATAAAATTCTATTATTTGATCACCCATTAGTGTTTTAAAATCTTCTCTTTGATCAATATATGGGGAAACTAAAGATACTATTATATCCTTACCTTGATTATTTAAGTACTGAGCTATACGTTGTGCTGTACCAACATTGATAACTCTACCATTAATAGAATAATCTTTATTAGAGAATAACTCTCTCATATCATCACCATCTATTCTAAATGCTCCGGGTATTTCTTTTTTAAGCTTATTAGCTAAAACTGTTTTTCCAGCACATGGCTGGCCTGTAAACCAATATATCATTTTATTTTTTCCATTTATTACGCCCTACTAATAAACCAATTATCCCATAATTAGCTATATCAATAAATGTATCTTCCATACTCTCGGCTTTAACAAAATTCTTCCCATTAATAAGAAGGTTTTTTAATCTAGAAATTTTATCTGTTAACCTAATTGCTAAACCAGTAAGTGAAAACTTTTTATCTTCTTTATTATTTAAATCACCACCCAGAGCAATATTATTTAATCCATAATCCATATGTTTGCGAGCAAACATTTGATACATTTCATTTTGAATATTTTTAAATTCCTTAGATAAGTCCGGGTATTCATTTTCAAAAAGTGAAACTACAGCATCATACTTAGGTAGTTTTTTAGCTTTTGAAAGTGGAATTACTTCATCAGTACGAGTTTCTAAATATTTTTGACGTGAATCACCCATTTACTTGTTGTTTTGGAGAAGTAAAGTACCTATTTAATGCTTCTATTTTATCGTCAGCATCTACTAGAGTAGTAAGTGCTTCAGTAGCATTTTCATAAAAATCTTTAGTTGAATGGTCTCCAATCCCCGCTGGGTGTTCACTTAGCAAATTAAGGGTTAGGATTGCTTTGTTTCTTTCAGCAACCGCTTCGGACATTAACATGTCAAATAGTTCTTTTTTCATTAGTATTTATTTTTCATTAGTATTAGGATCTATAATTGAACCTCCTTCATAAAAGTAAGTAAGTTCTTCTTTAAAGCTTAACATCGGCAAATGCTCAGACTGAAATGTATAATTTAAGAAAATATCCCAGGCATGCCAACCTTTCTTTAAAATTGTTTCTAACCACCATAATTTTTCATTTGGATTAACCATGTAGCAATATGCTCCTATCATTCTATTGCTTTCCCATAAATCATTTGTAAGTTGTTTATAACACCCTCTATTTTTTTCAATTTTAAAAGTGGGGGTTTCTAATCTTAAAATTTTATATTTATTTTTTAACATGTATTCAGCACCAATTTGAATTTTTTTATTCATTAATTCATAATCAAGTATTTGAACATCATTTTCACATATGATAGTGGGGTTATCTTTACACATTGCTGAAGCTATAGCTTGGGAATGTGATTTGAAACAACCATAATGAGCGGGTGTTAAACCCCATTCATTATACTTTTTATTTATTTTTATATCGCTAATATCACCAAAAGCTAAATTAGAGGGAGGTAATTCAGTAAAATTAGGATTAATATGTCTAATATAATCTACATTTAATTTTTGTAAATCATTATAAGATTTAATCTCTTTAAGATCTTGTGGGTTAGATGATATTTGTATTAAATGGATTTTCATTAGAAAAAAGTACAATTATTATCATTCCAAGGGCCTGCTTTTAAAAGAATATCAGGGTTAAAATTTATTTTAGTATTAAAAGGTAATAATTCAAGATTATCTATAGATGGAGTATTATCTATAAATGTTTTAAATATAAGTTCTCTATCTACTGATTTAAAATAATCATTAAATTTAAATTTACCCCCAACTAATAGATTACTTAACATTACTTTTATATTAGGTATACCATAAGCATCAGCAGCAATTAAACCATGAAGCCCAGAAGACATTACTTTCTCTACTGATAGTAATTCATCTATAAATTTAAATGTATTATTAGTAATATTAATTATTTTTACACCTTGAGATTCTAAATAGGTAATTATATTTAGGGCATACTCATTAGTATAATCAATATAATGTGGAATCAAACCGTATTTATATTTTATATTACGTGGTGGGTTATAGATTTTGGGGAATAAAAGTGCAGGATCCCCATATACTTTAGGACATTCTACCCCCCTATCATTTAATTCTTTTCTAGTTAATGGTCCTCTAACAGCATATACCTTTAAAGGATCTTCACCAATTGCCCCGGGACTTATACACCCAGCACCCCACACTATATCTTCCTTTTTAGTGGTAGACATTATGCTACCTACAGATACAATTTTACCCGATGGTGAAGTAAAATTATCATCATAATATTCAAAATGAGATGAATGGAATACTTTTTCGGGTTTGAGGTTTTTACTATTAGAAAAATATTGTAATATTAAATAACTAATATTATCACCCCAGTTATTATCAGGATTTACTGCTATAGTATCTTTAGTATGTTTATAAACTATTTTAATAACTTTTTTATTTCTTTATCTTCTATTCCTAATTGAGATAATAAATTAGTGATTTCTTTATTACTTAATAAACTTAAATAATCTTTTACTTCACGAGATGATAATTGAAAATAATCAACAAAATAAGTAACTAAATCTTTATTTTGTGATTTAATATTTGATTTAATGTATTTACTCCATTTATTATTTTTGGGCACATATTCCCTATAAATAGAATATATTTGTTGTTTATCTGTTGGTGGTAACGATTGTACTTCATTTACTAACTCTAAAAGATTAGGATTCATACTTAGAAATCGATGTACCATATAAGAATTCCATTGATCCCAATCCTCTTGAGAAAAGGAACCAACTGGAGATTTCTTATTGTTTATTTCTTTAAGCCAATCAAATAAGTTCATCAGCTAATTCTTCACGTAATTCTTTAGGTACTGAATCTGCTAGTATTTTACCAGTAGTAGGTTCATAAAATACGGGAATGGGTATCATAGCATCTTCATTTGTACCTGTTACAAATTTAGAAACTTTACGTAAAATAACTCCTTGTTGAAATATACTTTTATCATCACTAGTTTTTAAACCAGAGGTATTTTTGAGATCAATTTGGGGTTGTTGGATAGGTTGTTCCATTACTTATTATTTATTAAATTTTGAATTAAAGACATTAAGTTTATCTCTTTGTCTATACGGAAGTTTGATTTATATAAGTGTTCATTTATTAAAATAGCAGCTGTACCTTCCTTGCCAGGCATGTATTCTGAAGAATTATCATATAAAAATCTAAATAGTTCTTCAAAATCATTAACACCTGAATCAGCTATTATTTGTCTTATGTTTTTATAATTATCTTGTTTTAACTCATCAAGCACAGAGTCCATATAACTAGATGAAATAAGTAAACTATCATCAAGTTGTAAATGGCCATCCACAGTACTTGCTTGAACAGTATTTAACATTTTACGGATGTCAGGATAATACTTGTTTACTAATTTCCCTATTGAAGGAATTTCATAACCTATATTCTCTTTATCACATATTCCTGTTATATGAACTGCTACCTCCTTTTTAGTTGGTGGAACTATTTTGAATGTTTGACAACGTGATTGAATTGGGTCAATAATACGTTCTACAAAATTACAAGTTAAAATAAATCTTGTAGTACGTGAAAACGTTTCAATTACATTTCGCAAAGAGGCTTGTGCTTGAATTGTTAAAAAATCAGACTCGTCTAATATAACTACCTTTAAGGGTTTTATACTGGCAACTGAAGCGAAGCCTGATACTTTGTCTCTTATGGTTTCGATGCCTCGTTCATCAGAGGCGTTAATATAAAGTGAATCACAATCTAAATTATTAACTATTAACTTAGCAAGTGTAGTTTTACCTGTACCTGCGGGTCCGTAAAATAGATAATTTTGGATATCATTTTGGGATAATTGTTTAGCTAATGTTGATTTTAAATTAAGATTACCAACATAATTGTCTAAATTATCAGGACGATATTTTTCATTTAGTAGTGTATTCTCTCTAGTACTCACCATATATTGAATATCTTTTTTCTGGTTCTGGTTCCACAATTTCTTCCGTGGAAGATATGGCAAATAATTCGCTTTTCAAAGGAGCTAAGCGATAATCTCCCTTAAATCCTGTTTTTACCATATATGCTTCTAGGGCATCAGTTAGAGTAGGATGGACTTGCCCATCAGGTTCATTTGCTATTAAACGCCACTTATCAC